TAACTACGCAAACTTTAAAGACGATGGAGAGGTTGTAGATAGTTCTTTTGCTCATCTTGATCAGTATAACGAACTTATTGAAGTATTTTTTGCAGATTTTAATTATTCTGTAGTAAAACGCGGTGGTAATAATTTTGACATGTGGAATATATCGGTAATTCTGGAAGAAGTTTAACATGTTTGTAAGTGAAGAATTAAAAACTTATTTTGAAACATCTGCAACAATAGATATTAAATCACTTATTTTGGCTGAGTGGAATATGAATATGCCAGACAACATTTTTAAAATAGGAAATTATAGATATCGTCCTATTACAACCACCTCTATATATAGCACTTTGCCATCTACTTTTGATCAATTAGATGCGGGTAATTACTATACTGGAGCAACAGATGCAAATCTTGTAATTGAGGGTGGCTTTGAGGATGATGACACACCAAAACAGTTTACTCTAACTAAAGATAAAATGAAAATGATATATTCTTTAGAAGATTGTTTAAAACCTTTTAGACCTAGATCTGGAATCAATAAAGCCCTATATATGTCTGGTAGAAAATTAGCAAACTCTGGAGCCAGACTTGCAGAAAGACCAAGATATTACATGCCTTCAAAATATGATCAATTTAAATATTGGACATCTTACAGAACAGAAGACGGAAATGAATATGGCGTAGCCAATAAACCATCTAATGATTTATATTTTATAGAAGATGCTGTGCCATTTGTTGTTTATAAAGAAAATGTTCCTGCAAATAGAATTGTTTTTAAAACACAGACCAATGTTGGTTCTGTAGATCTTGGACCATTTGCTTCAAGCACAGGAAGCATTGACGATCCTTTATTTGGCAATTCAAATAAAACTACACCCGTTAGATGGAAAATTCAAGGATTAATTGAAAATAATTGGACAAATCTTTATGTAGTTAACGAGTTTACCACAAGAGATGATGACGAAAATACTGCAATTATAGGGCCTGACGGATATGTAGAATTAGAATATGGATTAATTGTTCCAGGTTCGTATAAAGATATATTTATTTTTGCAGAGCAACTTTCTTCTGATACCTTGCTTCCAGAAACAAATATAATTGGATATGCATATTTAATTGTTGAAAATGAAAATGATGTTGGAACATTTTATATTTGGACTGGAGAAGAATACGAAACCTTTTTACCGAATTATGGGTGGTCTTTGGGATCAGAAACTATAACCAATCAAACAAATTTTATTAAAGACTTAACTTCGCCAGCATCATTTTTAAATGATATAGATGGTATTACAAAATATAGAGAGTTTCAATATTTAAAAGGCTTGCGTATTGTAGTGGAAACTATGAACAAGTTAGATTCTACATTTGATTTAATTGAAATTTCTCCAAGATTAGTTGCAGATATTTCTGATAAGGTTATTGATTATAGAATAACAAAAAGGTTATCTGATTTGGGCAATAACTCAATACCAGTTGGAGAATTGTTAGCATCAAATGGAGAATTAAAAATTTTTGATAATGATCAAGCATTCAATGACAATAATACAGATAGTATTGTTTCAGAATATTTAAGAAAAAATATTAAATTTAATTTTTATGAAAAAATTATTAATGTTGATGGTTTTGATTATTATGTTCCAATTAAAACTTTATATTCTGAAGGATTTCCACAAGCAGACGTTACAGGTGCTACAGTATTATTAAACCTAAGAGACTTTTTCTTTTTTTTAGAATCTATGCCAGCGCCTTCACTGCTAATGACTGAAACATCGTTAAGTATGGCCATTTGTACCCTTTTAGATTATATTGGATTTTCTAATTATGTTTTTAGAAGAATAACAAATGAATTTGATCCTATAATTCCTTATTTCTTTATTGCACCAGATCAAAACGTTGCTCAGGTATTAACTCAACTTGCTGTTGCAACACAAAGCGCAATGTTTTTTGATGAATATAATAATTTTGTTGTAATGAGCAAAAACTATTTACTACCAAGTACAGACGATAGAGACACTGATTTTATATTGTCTGGAACAAATAATCAAACCAATAATGGAATTATTAAAAATTTACCTTCAGGTAATCTACCTAATATTTTGTCTATAGCATCGCAAGATAAAAAAGTTTATAATGATGGAAAAATAAATTATACAACTAGATATATACAAAGAACAACGGGCCTTAGAGAGCAGGCAGACAAAATAGATTATCAAAAAAGTTGGATTTATTTACCAGCCTTACTTTGGGAAGTTTCTGGAACAGAAATAACAAAAACTGTTAACTCTGCTGCACAAAAATCTAGCACTTACGGATTGTCGGCGGTGCCAATTAATTCAACGCTTACCTCCGACTTACCTGTAGTTTTAAACGGGGTAGTTAAAAATAACATAATAGACATGGGAGAAGGAATATATTGGCTACCAAGGTATCAAGGATATTTATACTGCAATGGTGAGATTATAAGGTTTGATGCTGTTCAGTTTAATATTACAGGCACTGGAAACGTTTTTATTAGTAGCAATCAAGAGTATCAAAAATATTTTGCCTCCCTGCCATTTAATGGAAAAATATATCCAACGGGTCTTGTAAGAATATACTCTTTACCATACTTTGAAAATATTGATGGAAATACTAGAATGAAGCCTGGTGCGGTGTTCCAACATGGCCGTGCACAATTTGGAACAAAAATTGCCGAACACACTGCTGGAATCAATAAGTATTGGACAAATAAAGACAATGTTCGTGGTTGCAATATGCAAAGTCAATATTTATTTACTACAACATTAGATAGTGATGTTGTTTTACCATCTACAACCACTGGTCCAGCAGGTCAAAATAATGATCTAGCAAAACAAACAACAAGAAATGGTATTATAAAAAACTTTTTAGCAACAAATTATTTGACAGAAACTCAAGTTAATGAATTAGATACAATTAAGCCTGGAACAATACAATCTTCGGCACTTGTAATGAATGGCCCTTCTTTTAAAACTACAGATATTCCAATTAATTTTGTTTCTTATGTTTATAAAAATCTAGAAAACTCTTTCAAACACTTTGGAACTAGAATGAGAATTATAGGAAAAATTGAAAATAATGAGGTTCGTGGACAAACTCCAACAGGCAGCATTCCTTATTTTCAAGTAACTGGCTCCTTTACTAATCAAAATATAAGCATTGGCGGTGGAAGCGGTGGAATAGCGTTTTTATTAAATCCAGAGACTAATAATGGTTATTATTTTGAAATTGTTGCCCTAACAGAAAACAATATTGAGCAATACTTAAAACGCGACACTAAAACACAAGAAGCAGAAATTTCTATTAACAATGTTTTGTTCTATAAGATAAAAAAAGATGCTTCAAATAATGATGCTATACCAATAAAACTTTATGGTGGTTTATCAAACATTTTAATTGATGATGGAAAATTTACTGGACAACACAGAAAAACTGCTGAAGAAAATCCAACGGTATACGATTTATCCGTAGAATATCAAGACATAGGCAATACTCGTAGATTTTATTTATACATTAATAATAAATTAATTAAAATAGTAGATGACAAAGATCCTTTGCCAATTTATAACAATATGGCTTTATTTGTTCGTGGATCTTCAAGATGTATGTTTGAAAATATTTTTGCATTATCACAAAATCAAGCACAGAATACTGGTTTAGCAACTGGAGAGACTCTTTTTTCTACATATTCAGATATCAGAGTAGACGATACAGAATCATTTAGAAAATACGGAATGAGCGGTATGATTCAAGCCACACATCTTTCTGGTATAAGCACACAAGAGCCTCCTAAATATTTGATGTATTTTGAAGAATTTGGAAGCATAATGCGTGAATGTGCTTATTTTGATGTTAGATATGATCGTGCATATCCCGCTTTATATGCAAAATTAGCACCCACTTTTAACAGAATAAAGGGTTATGCAGTATCTGGATTCAGAGCAAACTCTTATGGCGCAGAATTTTTAATATTTAATGTTACAGATTCATTTTTGAATTTAGATAGTACCAGCGGTAATTATTTAAGAATTCTTGGAGTTACATTTACTCAAGATACTACTCATGAATTATCCGTAGACGAGTATTTTAAAAAGAAAAGCAACTTGTCTGATCCAGAGTTTGAAGGGGACTCAACTACAATTTCTTCCTTGGTAGAAAGATCTAGATATGATGAAATAAAATTAAGTAGATTAATTTATGGTAAAAATGAATTTTCTTTAGAAAGTCCTTACATACAAACACAGGATGACGCAGAAGATTTGTTGGGTTGGATTATTAGTAAAACAAAAGATCCTAAAAAAACAATAGGAATAAACATGTTTGCTATTCCAACTTTACAAATTGGAGATATAGTGACCGTAGACTATAAAGATAATAATGATTTAGATTTGGTTACATCGGATGATACAAGATTTGTAATATATAATATGGAGTATGCTAGAGATACAAATGGTCCATCAATGACAGTTTACTTAGTGGAGGTTTAATATGGGTGCTTTAGATGAAGCAAACTGGGCAAGACAATTAGTAAACGAAGCGGGAGATGTTGTTAGTACTAGTTTAGATCAAATTAAAACAGCAGAAGCAATAAATTCTGGTGTAACTTTAATGAGCGGAATGAGCAATGCTGAATATGTTATGAGTAGAGGTGGAATAAATAATCAAGGATATTATAATGACGTTCCTGAATATCAACAATTAACTAGAAATGAAAGATTAGCAGTAACTAATCCAGATGGAACAATAAACTCTATGGCAATGCTTGAAAAATTAAATGAAAAATCAATAAGAGCAGGGCACGGAAGTCTTTACGGAGGTAGACGTATTGCTATTAATGAAGATAATGATGGTTTTGCAACAAGTCTTATTGATACTTCACCAACACCAACACCACCAACACCACCGCCAACAATAACTCCAGCAAAAGTAGTTGTTCCTGTAAAAACAGCACCAATAGATACGTTGGTAATTGATCAGGATGCTATTAATATTAATTTTATGGCAGATTTAATTTTTGAAGATATTGGTGGTCAAGAATTAATAAATATTGCTCGCAACGATACAGTAAACGGACAAATTCTTTCTTATCAGCCTATAAAAAATCTTACAAAAATTCAACAACAGTATAATCCCAATAATATTGTTGGTCTTCAAAACACTTCTGATAAATATTTTTTAAATTTTCCAATTAAATTAGAGACAAAACTTTTGGGAGAGGGAGATGGTGCTGGGCCAGACGGAGCCTATGTTTATATAGAAGAAGATACAGGAGATCTTATTATAGAATTAATCAATCTAGAGCCAGATGAACAACTAGAGGTTCAAATCAGCGTAAGTGGTACAATATATGAGGCGGAGTTTAATGAATCATGATAACTGATATTGGCAAGAATATTATTGGGAAGTACCTGCTTGGTCAGGCCCCCGCTTATGCGTCATATATAGCCGTTGGCTGCGGTCCACAGCCCCTAGAAACAGCAGATGCATATGAAGACTACTCTGAAAAAGAAAACTTAGATTTTGAAATGTTTCGTGTTCCCATTTCTTCGAGGGGATTTGTAACAGAAAGCAATGTAACCAAACTAGTACTTACAGCAGAATTACCAACAGAAGAAAGGTACGAAATAACAGAAGTTGGTTTGTATTCTGCTGGAACAAATCCCTCCGCTGGAGCATATGATAGCAAAACAGTTTTTGCTTTTACTACTGGAGAGGGTTGGCAATACAATTCATCTACATCTGTAGTAGAGATAGATTCTTTTCCAGAGGCACTAGACTCTCCAGAAGATGATGACATAATTTCTGTTACAGACACGGTATTTCAAACAAATGCCGACAATATTATTTTCTTTAATGAAGATAGATCAGAAAGATATGAACGTTGTAGGTTTTTTAATAATATTATCATGATAAAGGGTGATGCTGCAGAACTTACATCTGCAACCTCTGGTTTTACTATTGAGGCTGGATCAAACTATATACAAAAAACTGGTCTTACTGTTGATTTTACAAGAAATGCTCCAACAGATGAATTAAGGTTTGCATTTTCAATAGTAAGTAAGGATGGAGGCTCTGGCTCAATTCCAGACAAAATTAAAATTTTAGTTGAGTTTGCAAGTGCAGACAATGAATCTGCTAGGTTTGAAATTGAGGCCGAAGATGGCGAAGGCGATTTTGATTTTACCACAAATAGATACTATGTAGTAACAAAACAACTTCAAGAACTTATTTATACTGCTGATTTTACTTGGGATTCTGTAACAATAGGAAAAATATATGCCTCTGTTGAAGTTTCTGATACCCCAACAGATGATTATTATGTTGCACTAGACGCAATGAGATTAGAAAATACGTCAACAAACAATCCTCTTTATGGTATGACTGGATATACTGTTGTTAAAAATACAGACGCAGAAGCAATTATTAAATCTCCAAATACTAGTAATTATGTTGAGTTTAGATTTTCAATAGGTGTAACATAATGGCAAATAAGATATTAAGAATTCCTAAAAATGATCTTCCACCAGTAGAATCTGACAATGTTTACTCTGTTAGATTTAGAATAATATCAGAAGACAAAAACAGATTATCGCACTGGTCTCCAGTTTTTACAGTTGATTCTGTTGAACCAGAATCTGTTAGCGGAAGCGTTGTTGTAAACGGACCACTTATTACTGCTGCATGGGGACACGAAGAAGACAGACCAAATTATGATGTTTTTGTAAAGTTTGACTCTGATCCCTACATACATCACGCAACAGTTGCAGGTTATTTTTATACATTTGTAAATGAAGCAAGCAGCACCGTTCGTGTTGCTATACAAATAGCAGGTACTGCAAAAACTAGAAATGCAGCACTTGAAATTTGGGAATCTGATATAACTAACGTATAACTGGTATAATTAAATAAAGGAGCAAAATGGCTAAAATACCGTTACCAGAACGAGGTCAGCCCTTAGATGTTACATACATTTATCAATTGGCTGAGACTATTAATGATATTGCTACTCAAGTATCCTCTGCTACCTACAAAAATAGTACAATAGATACAGTAAGTGCTGGTAAACAAAATCTAAAAACCTCTGAAATTCAGGTTGCAGGAGGATTTGTTGAGGTTGCAAATAATTCAACTGTAAGCGCTGGTAACGAGAAGACTTTTGCATACGATTTTAAATCAGATTATAAATTTCCACCAATTGTTACAGCAACAGCGGTAAATATAGGAAATACACCTGCTGGACAAAATGTAACCGTAATTTTAAAGTCTGTAACTACATCAAGAGTTGAAGGAACTGTTAGGTTTGGATCATCTGGAGATCTTTCTCTTGTTGTAAACATTATTGGTGTAGGTATCTCAAACTAAGGGGTAGTTTTTTGATTCTTCGTTGCAGAAAATGCAATGGCAGAATGTTTGTTGATAGACAATATTCTAGCCAAATACACTTAGAGATATACTGTTTGTTATGTGGCAGCAGAAGGTTTTTTCATCCCCCATCAGATAGTAAGGAGGGTTTATGGCTTATGGACCAAGAAGTATTGAGAACAAAGGCTATAATAGTAAGCCTGTAATTAAAGGCAATAAAAAAATTTGGTTTCTCAATAATGACCTTGTTCGTTTTTATCACAGTTCTAGATCTACA